AAACAAGCGGCGTCCACTATCAACCGCGCTCCCATCGCTAAAAAGAAGATTGAAAAAGTCGATCTTTCTAAATTAACTCTTAATGAGCGCGTCCGCGCTTTGTCTAATCAATTTAATCAATAAATATCATGGCTGACATGACATTCACAACGAGCAATTACGCCGGAAATGCGGCTGCTCAGTTCGTTGCCCCTGCTATCTTGAGCGCGGACACCATTGCTAATGGTTACTGTACCGTTCTCGACGCAGTACCTTATAAAACAAACCTCCGTAAAGTATCCGGAGGAACAGTAGAAGAACGCTCCTGCGGCTTTGCTGCTAACGGCTCGTTGGACATTTCCGACGTGCAGTTGACGCTTACAGAGCTGCAAGTGAACGAAGAAATTTGCAATCACGAACTCGCACAAACGTGGGCAGCCGAGCAGATGCGCGGAAACTTCGCTGCAGTTCCGGGTGACTACGAGCGGTTCTTGTCTCAATACATCGCGGCACAAGTCGCTTCAGATGTAGAGAAAAACATCTGGCAAGGTAATTACAATCCAACCGACGGTTCTACTACGGGAACGGGTGTACCAGATTTATTTAACTCTATTTTGAGCGCATACGTTGCAGGTGATGGAACGAATGAGAATACCGCTGCAGGCGCATTTACCAATTCAACCATTGACGACAAGCTCGATACATTGGTTGGTTTGATTCCTTCCGCTTTGTTAGGCGATCCTGACACGAAAATATATATGTCTCGTAAGAGCTTCCAGTTGTACTATCAATATCTCGCTTCGAATAACAATAACCCTGTACTCGCTCAGGCTGTTGCTAAGTCGTACTTGGGTTACGAGATTATTTGCCCTGCGGGATTCCCTGACGATACTTTGTTAGCCTCTCGGATAGATAATTTATACTTTGGTACTAATGTTTTGACTGACCATATCGAAGCGCGGTTCATCGACTTGCGAAACTTCACAGGCGCGGATCAAACTCGTATTGTTATGATGTTTGACGGCGGAACGCAAATCGTGGATGAAGCTTCAATGGCTTGCGTCCGTCGCTCATCTTAATTGAATCGGGGAGGGGCTTAAATCCCTCCCCACAATTCCTCTAACTCATGGCTTGTACATTGACAATAAACGGCAGGGCGTTTCCTTGCAAAGATAAAATCGGAGGAATCAAGCGCGTCTGGATTAAGCAATTTGACGCGGCTGATTGGGGTGCTATTACAAACGGTACAATTGCCGCCGCTTCTTCGGCTGCTATTACCGTTTTCGGTTTCGAATTAACTAAGAACAGCGGTTCGTTTCAGCAGACCGTTACAGCCTCCGTAGAGAACGGAACGGTTTTCTACTCTCAAGTTGTTGAACTGACTATGCCTAATATCGTTGCTGCGGATAACGTAGAAATTGCCGACCTTTTGAAGAACCGCCTTTGCGTTATCGTTCAAGACAATAACGACAATTACTTCTTGATGGGTCACACAACCGGAGCGGAAGCCACCGGGGGAACCGTAGGTACGGGAACCGCTAAGGGCGACCTCAACGGCTACCAAATCCAATTGACAGCAGAGGAGGCAATCCCGGCTCCGTTCGTAGATCCTACGGACAGCGAAATTACCTTCACGGCTGGATCCTGATTCTTTTTGTTTGGTTTAGGTTACAGGACGGGGGAGGGCATTAGTCCTCCCTTTTCTTTTTTCATATGATTACACTAACTCCCAATAGTTCCGAAGAACAGTTCATTTACCTCACGCTGCAAGAGGCTAAAAAGGACTTCGACGCTTTTACTCATTACCTCGTTATATTTACGAGTATGGCGAGTCACGATACTTACGCAATGGTTGGTAATGTATCCGCAGATAATCCCAGATATACAAAGCTTTCTGTCTTAACTAACCAACCCCTCGGAGCTTCGGGGAGGGTTCTTCTAAAGGAATCGGGACAGTATACGTACGAAGTATACGGGCAAAACTCAAGCAGCAACCTCAGCCCTTCGGATGCAAGCGTTGAGGGTTTAATTGAACGCGGGACGCTTACAGTAACCGGAGAAACGGGATACAATATCCCCACGATAACCATTCCCGATAACTTTATATATTACGAGTAATGGAAATTCTACAACTCAGCAAATACGAAGAGCGTTCATACCGCGAAACACCGAACAATAAGGGGTATATTAATTACGGGGATGATAACTTATTTCCTCAGTACTTAGTAGACCTCTACCATTCTTCGGCCACTCACAACGCTTTGGTTACCTCCATTGCGATGATGATATTTGGCGACGGGTTCGACGCTTCCGATTTGGAGGGTCGTTTGGCGTTCGACCAATGGAACTTGAACGACGAACTCCGTAAGGCTTGTTTGGATTTTAAGATACAGGGCGGCTTCGCTTTAGAAATCAATTGGAGCCTCGACCGCACTACGATAGCCAACGTTCGGCACTTACCTTTTGAGAACGTCCGCAGCGGCTTCGTAAATGAAGATGAAAAAGTAGAAGCCTATTTTTTTAGTAAAGACTGGGCCGATAATAGAGAAGAACCCGTCGAGCTTTGCCCGTTCAATGTGAATGAGAAGTTGGATCACCCTACACAGATTATGTACGTGAAGCCGTTTTCTCCGGGTTCATACTACTACCCGAAGCCCGACTATATCGGTTCGATTAATTACATCGAACTAGATAAGGAGATTTCGATTTACCACATTAACAATATGCAAAACGGGATGAGTCCCTCGTTCTCTATTCACTTCAAGAACGGCATTCCACCGCAGGAGGAGCGCAACCGTATTCGTATGGACATCGAGCGACAGTTGAGCGGAGCAGGCAACGCGGGAAAGTTTATCGTAACGTACTCGGATGACCCCGATAGAAAGCCCGACTTTGAGCCGTTCCAATTGTCCGACGCGGATAAGCAATACCAGTTCCTTTCGGAAGAGGTTACGGGCAAAATTATGATTGGTCACCGCGTTACGAACCCGATGCTCTTTGGCGTATCTGTACCGGGCAAGTTGGGAGGCGGTTCGGAGCTTGAAACGTCAGCAGATATTTTCGAGGATAACGTAGTGAGCGGATACCGTGACGTTCTTATAAGCACGATTAAAACGCTTCTAAACGCCTCCGGTATTTCGGGACAGGTTGCACCGATTGGGACAGCCGTTGAAGAAGCAAACGTCGATCAGTCTTATACAGGCGTACAAATAAGTACAGCGGTAGATGTTATTACAAAGGTAGGAACGGGAGAACTTACGCGCACCCAAGGGATACAGATTCTCGTTTCGATGTTGGGCTTTGGTTTAGAACAGGCGGAAGCGATATTTTCAACCGATGTTCAGTTATCAAGCGATTTCGAAGGCCCCAAAGTAGAGGCCGCAGAATGGCTAATTGAACAAGGCGAAGAGATGGGGAAAGATTGGGAACTCATCGAAGAGATTGCGGTTGATTACGACCTCGAAGAAAAGCGGGACGCGATGCTCACTTTTGCCAACGTACCAAGTTCCAAGCCGCAAGCAGGATCCGAACAAGACACGGACATTATCAAGGTGCGATATACATACGCTCCCGACCGTTACAGCGATGACAGCCGCGAGTTCTGCAAGAAGATGGTAAACGCGAAAAGGGTCTATCGTAAAGAGGATATAATCGCAGCGGGCGACCGTGCCGTTAACCCTGGCTTCGGGCCAAACGGAACAAACACTTACTCAATTTGGCTTTATAAAGGCGGCCCGCGATGCCAGCATTTTTGGAAGCGTCAAACGTACCTCCGGAAGAATAACAAGAAGATTTCCGTAAACCAAGCGAAGAAGTTGATTCGAGAGGCCGGAGTCGGTGCAAAGCGTCTCGAAGAAAACGATCGCAAAGTAGCAACACGTCCAACCGATATGCCCAACCAAGGCTTTTTAAACCCTCGATAAATGGCACTTACAGCAGAAGTCCTTTTCGTAAATCCGGACTACATTAAGCGGATTACCAATATTAACGGAAGCATCGAGGACGCGTACCTCGTGCCGTCTATCATCCTCGCACAAGACAAGTATATCCAACTCTATTTGGGAACTGATTTACTTGAGAAGCTGAAGAGCGATATTTCAGGTTCTTCTTTGTCGGGCGATTATGCTACGCTTATGGATTCGTACGTTCGTAAGGCGACCCTTTGG